CGATCTCTCGACAATTTCGCGCGCATCGGCATGCTCCAGCGTTTCGGCTGTGACGACGAAGTCGAAATTGGCGTGTCCGTCGTAATCTCCGGCCCGGATAATGTGATCCACGCCGCTGCCGGCGCGGGGATCAATGCCCAGGTAGAGGGCGCAGCCGTCGAACAATGGGCGCGGGGTCCCATTCACGTTCCGGCTGCCGATCTCCAACACCAGCGCGCCGGTGACATCCAGCCCCTCAACCGCCGAGCGTAAAAAATCGTAGGCTTCAGCGTGCATGTTCAGCCTCCTGCGCGGCCATCTTACTGATACTCACCCGAATATTTTCCGGGTGAATGTAACGCCGGCACAGCGCCAGCAATTCGTCCGGGCCATGGCCGGGGAAGGCGTGAAATTCGCCGCGCAAATAATCAACCCGGCTCAATAATTCCGGTTCGGCGCGGAATATTTCATACTCCGCTCCTTCGCAGTCAATCTTGAGCAGTTTTACACGTTCAAGGCCATATTCGTCGAAGATCGCTTTCAACCGCATCGAGGCGCTGGTTCGGACGTACCCGTCCGCGGAAGCGTCGGACGTACCCGTCCGCGCTTTCAGAATAGACATGCCGCCGGTGTTTTCGTGGAAATCGCCGCCAAGACAAACTTGCCTTCCGTCGCCGGTCACAGCCTGATTGTGCGCTGAGACATTGGTCACCTGGTTAGCAACCCGGTTCTTGAGCAGTTGGAGATAGTTTTCCGTCACTGGCTCGAAGGCAATGATTTCGATCTCAGGATGCCGCTTCGCAAGATAGATACTCACTACCCCAACGTGCGCCCCGATGTCCAGGACCACGTCCCCGGCCTCAAACGGAATCGAGTCTAAATCGTACGATAATTCGATCTCCTTACAAACAATCTTCGCCACCCCGCCGTCGGGATCGTCCTCGAGGTCCATCTTCACGCCATTGGCTGCCAGCGGGAAAAAGTTCCGCTCAAGATGTGGTCTGCCAGTCAGCACGTCAACCAACCCGGCTGAGCAGGCTGCCTCCTTGCACGGTACGCACAGCTTCCCAGCGATGAATAAGCCGGTTGCCGCCCAATTATGTTCGTGAAAAAACTCACCAACTTTGAAGATGGGGTGGTTTCCCCGCGCTGCGCGAACCCGGCCCATGAATGTGGCCTGATTCTCTTTCGCCCCGCTTAGCGCTTCGGGCAGCGACCCTGTCGTCACACTTTTTAGATGGATCACCGGCCAGGCAGTCTTTTCCAACCGCAGGCCCCACTCCTCCACGGCCCGGAAACTTAGATCCGTGTCTTCGTAGTAGGGGAGGGGATAGGCCTCATCGTCGAAACCTTGCATGGTTTCCCAATCCTGGCGGTGGACGGCCAGGCACCAGCCTTCGATGTAAGGCACATCCCCCCCGGGGATGTCGAAATTTTCGACCGGGCGATATTCCTGCGAGGGGCCGTACAGCGCGCCCGGGCGTACCTGCCTGCGGACATCATCCAGCCAGCCAGGCGGGGCGGCGATGTCGTTGTTCAAGAAGAGCAGGATGTTGCCGGTTGTCCGCTCTGCGCCGTCGTTGCAGGCGCGGCTGAACCAGCGGTTGGCTTCATTGCGAATGTACTGGCCGCCGAGGCGGGCCGCCAGAGCGGCCAGCGCGTGGGCTGTCTCCGGTTCGGAGGCGTTGTCAACGATGACGACCTCGTCCGCGCCCTGCACCGCTCGTTCGTATAATGGAATCAATTCGGGATGGTCTTTCCAGGGAGTGATGACGCTGAGCCGGGCCGGAGCGGTTTTCCAGGCCTCCGCCCGCAGGTAGGCGTCCCACATGGGCGCGACGACACGGGCGAAGTCGTAATCCTGCGCCACGTCCGCGCAGGATTGTTTTAGTTTATCCCAGGCCGCGGGCGAAGCTGTTTTCATATCGCAAGCTTCGAAGAGAGCGTTGGCGATGCCGGCCACCCCCGGTATAAGCTGCCAGGCCCCCTGGGAGCTCCAAAACGGTTCACCGCCCACCAGCCAGCCCGCGCCCTCCACGAGTTCGGCCATGGCGGTCGTGTCGGTAGCGATGACCGGCGTGCCGCAGGCCAGGCTCTCCAGGATGGGAATGCCAAAGCCCTCGCCCCGGCTCGGATTGAGCAGCACGTCGAAGGCCCGGTACAACTGCGCCATGTAGCTGGCCGGGTAGCCAAGCTGAAGCTGGTATTGGTCGCACAGGACCACCGCCCGCTTCAACCCCAGACTTTCGATAATGGCGTGCACGTCCACCCCCTGGTTGCTTTCATCCGTCCGCATATGGAGGTAGAGCAACGAGTCTGGATAATCAGCGTGAAAGCGCCGGAAGGCGTTCAAGGCTTCGGGAATGCACTTCCGGGACGGGTAGCCGGTGTTGGCGGCCACCATTCCGGCCAGGAAGGTGTTTTCCGGGAAACCGATCTCCTTCCGGGCTTCGTTCTGATCGCCCGGAGAAAATAAATTCGTATCCACCCCATGCGGAATGTAAGCAGCTTCGACGCCCGCGGCCTGCAGGGCCTGCTGCCCATGCCGGGAAAAGGCGACGACGCCCTGCGCCTGGCGCAGCGAAGCCAGCACCGGCTGCGGAATGGTTTCGTGGTCAATGGGCACCCAGGCCACCCAGGGGGTGTGATGGTCGGGCAGATCAGCGAACTTGAGCACCCAGGCGTCGTACAACGAGATGATCACGTCCGCTTCCCAATCGTCCGCCATCGCCTGCACAATGTCATTCGAGTGCATCGCCCGCCCGCCGGGGTACACTTTAACGCCCTGTATGTCGAGTTTTGTCCCCATCAGGCCGTAATTGGCGAGCACGGCGATTGGATGGCCGTACTGGGGCAGCGTTGCGCAGATCAGGCCGGTCTGGTTGCCATAGCCGGTGGCCGCCCAGGGCGCGTTCGAATACCACAAGACACGTTTCCCCGGCCCCTCCCCGGGGCCGGGGAGGGGTTCGTTTGAATGACCGTTTTCATTCATGAACAGGGAAGCGCCGGTCAGGCGTTCGCCTTCGAGCCGATGCCATCGCGGACTTCCAAGTTAATGGTCAACCGCCCTGGCGCCGGTGCGCCGGTTTCGGCATAGCTGGCATTGAGCCACTGTCCGGCGGTCAGTTTGCCGCTGCCGGCGGTGACGGTGACTTCCTGCGGCGTGTTAGCGGCCCAACCCACCGTGCCACCTGCCGTGCCGCTGATGACGGTTTGTGCTGTACCGGCCGCGCCGCCATTTTCCAGGGAAATTTCCCAGTAAGTGCCGGCAGCCGCGGCCTGAGCCGTATCAGGGGCAACATAACACTTCTCGATAGTGTAATTGTGATCGTCCGGTACACGGAGCAGCGGGATGCGCTTGCTCGCGGCGGGGTCGCTGACGTTGATTGCCAGTGTAAAGGGTGCGTTATTCATCTCATGCCTCCTATGTTGGCTCGGTAGCGTCGTGCGTGAGCTTGACGCCGTACTCGTCGCGCAACTCGCCCACCGCATAGCCGGCGGACATATTCAGTTCGGTGGCCTTGCGGCTGGCGTCGCGTTCGGGTTCCAACATCGGCGCCTCGCGCTCGTCGAAACCCAGGGCATTCGGGTTGAACACCGCTCCGACCGCGTCGTCTCCGCCGTCAATGGCGATGTTGGCGCTGGTGAACCAGTTAGCTGCCAGGAACGCCCCGACGAAAAAGCTGCGCAGAGCTTGATTGGCGATATCGCCCAGGAACGCCTGGTTCGCGGCGGGTTGGCCCAATTCCACCCATACGTCATGCCAGCCATAGGGATGGAGCACGAAATAGAGCGGATTGGGTGATTTTTGGTTACGCAGCACCGAGATGGCTGCCGCGCAGTTGGCGATGGTTAGCGCGCTGCCGGCCGCGGCCTTTCCGGTGCCAAACCCGGTGAACAGCGCCACCAGGTCGGTGTCGATCTTGGTTGCGAGCGCCCCGCCCAATTCCTGCGCGGCGTCCTGCACCGCGTTGTCGGGGTCGGTTTGCACGTCTTCATCCGTCAAAAGGACCTGCGCCATTTTGACGGTCGGGGTGAGTGTGTACTTCAGCGATCTACCAAACGTAGTCGGGTTTGCGAAGTCCACTCCCTCGGGTTTCTCAACAGCCGTAACCTGCGGGCGGATGCTGCCCTTGCGCTGCATATAGCCGGTCGCGTTGAAGTTGCGCACGAGACCCACCATGATGTTGGATTCGCGTGCGACAAACAAGGCGTCATCGTAGATCAGGTTGAACAGGCCGTTGAGGTCATCGGTGGTCGTGATTGCCATGATAGCCTCCAAAAGCGGGGGTTAGCCGCTCTTGCTGATCGGCTGGCTTGGACCGCTCTGTATCCGCACCCCACCCCCTTTGAAGAACGTATTATCTTTGACTCCGCCGCCGAAATATTGCTGGCGGCGTTCCGCATCGGTTTTCCCGGCGCTTATGGTTTGATCCGGGTTGGTGGGGCCGATGGGGGGAGCAAGCGGGTTTCTGCCATGCTGATTATTGGTTAGTAAAGTCCATGGCGCGGCTGCAGCGAGTGCATTGATCGCCGCGTCCAGCCCCTTGAACTGGGGATCGGCGAGGTCCACGTGTTCCATATCCAATAGCCGGAAGGCTAGCTTCGGGTCGGCGAATTTCCCGGCCATCAGGCCGAGCGATGCCGCTTCAAGCCGGGCCTGGGTCGCAGCCTGTTCGGCTATTTCGGCCCTGGCGTTGGCAGCCTGTGTGGCCTGTTGGGCCGCGGCTATGTCCGCCTGGATACGCTCCTGCTCGCTCATCTTATCCCGGAGAGCTTTCTGCCCTTCCTTCACAGCCTTTTGCAGCGTGTCGACCGATTCGAAGCCCAGCGCTTTAACCATTTCGGCTTTGGCTGAGTTTTGCGCCCGGTCGAGGCGTTCTTTCAACGCCGCAGGGGTGAATTTAATTTCTTCCCCAGAGCCTTTACCGTCCGTCCCCTCCGGCTCTTGCGGAGCGGGGGAGGGGTCCCCGGACGTGGGGGGGGCAGCAGGGCTGCTCTTGGCTGGGGGAGTGGCAGGATCGGCGGCCGGGGGCGGCGCACCGCCTCCGCCGTCGTCCTTCTCACGGAAAAAGATGGGGGGCAAGATGCCCGATGGGTGGAACAACATGGATACCTCCCGCAATTAACCGCTTGCGTGGCGTCAGTTTATTTTTTGACCCCTGCCTGGAGGCTGGCCTGCTTTTTGAGGTCGGCCAGCATCGCTTCGGTCTCGGGGTCGAGTTCTGCTTCGGCTTCGCCTGGTTCAGCCATTGGCTCGGCCAGGCTTTCAGCCGGACGGGTACGTCCGCCGGCCTGCACTTCCTGCTCCGTCTGAAGATCAAGGGCTTTCAGGGCTTTATCCAGCCCTTTGCGCTCATAACCCAGGCAGGCCAGGGCCAGCGTCGCCGCCGGCGATTTGTTTTTCTTCAGGTCGCCCAGCCGGTTGACCATCTGGGTACACCAGCGGCTTTCGAGCGGCGTCCAGGTCAAGGGCGGAACGGTGCGCAGCCGCCGGATTTGCATGGTTGCGGTGAAGTCGCACAGCGCCGTCAATTCGGGATGAGTTTTCGCCCGTTTTTGGATCTGGTCGCTGTACGCCTGGGTCTGGGCAACGGTCAGGTTGATGTCATTCTCCAGCTGTTCACGGCCGGCGATGGCTTGTTTGCGGAGTGGTTGCATGGTGCAGGCGCGAATTAAAAAGAAACGGCCACAAGAGTCGTGACTCTCGTGGCCGTGTGTGTCTGGTTGGTCCAACAGCCCGCCGGTTGTGTTCCGGCTATGGGGTTTCGTTCGTAACCCCCTGATCGTAACCCGGGGGGTTGCCAGGCTGGAGCCGTTCGGATTTACCGGAGGTCAATAGGGAAAACCCGGAGACGCCCGCGCCTGTGATCTGGATTATAACGAGATGATTTCCGGCGTGCAAGCCCCTCACCCTCCGCAGGAGTCTCAATTCGGCGGGTGTGACTGGTTCGGAGGTCTTATATTCATCCTGTTTTTCGCTCATGGCGTCTTGCCTCCATAAAATAATTGCGCCAGGTCGCCGCCGAGAATGCCCTTCAGGGAGTTCTCGCGCAGCATCCGGCCGTAGACCGGGTCGTTGTAGGGCACGGTCAATTGTGAAAAATCGAACTTCCCGGCATTCCAGGCGGCCCATTTGCCCGGGCCCATCATGCGGCGCTGGAGAACGGCGGGCTGCGCCCGAAACCAGGTCTCGCCGGATGGCACGACCGGACGCAGATCGGGGATGTCCGGGAAGCCCAGTTCCGCGTAAGAACGTGTGATTGGCAGCGGCGCACACCTTCCTTGGTGATGATCGGCCAGGATTTCGGTCAGGGGATGCTCGCTGCCGTGCTGGGCCACACAGGACATGCAGACCCGGTCGTCCAGCTGTGCGAACCAGGTCCAGCCTTTGACCACCCAGGAATTATTCAGGTAGTTTTGATGCGCCGCCGCCCGGTACGCCCACAGGTGAGCAGTGCGCGCGGTAGTCATCGCCCAGTTCAGCCCTTCGCCCAACGCCTGGGCAATCAGGCGGGCCACGTCGCGGGGGTTCATCCCGGCGATGAAACCGGTCGCAATCGTCTCGCGGATGAATTCTGCCAGAGCCGGGCCGTAGTTGGTACGGATGCCGGCGATGAGCGGGCCGGTCGGGTCCAGAAAGCCGAACATGGTCGTCACCTGGTCGGGATTGAGAATTACCCACCGGCCCCGGATATAGGCTGCTTCCAGGCCGGGCAGGGCGGTTTGCGCCAACAGTAACCCGTCGTCGCCCGCTGCGCCAATCTCTGCCAGAATTTCCTGGCTGAGATTACCGGCCATGGCTTTGGCCAGGTTGGTCATTTCCCGCCGCACGCCGGCGATGAGATTGTCGAAGGATGCCAGCCGGATCAATTGGTCGCGGTCCGGAGCGCTTTCCCTGATGACCTTCAGGAGCGCGTTCCGGTCCGCTTTCAGCCGGTCGAGGGCTTTGGCGTACATTCCGGCCAGTTCGCGCAAGGCGGCGGCGTCCCGGCGGAGCAAACGCCGCCGGGCGGCGAGCATGGTTTTAATGATGGGATGTTCGTCTGCCGGAAGATCGGGAGGAATGGGGAAAGTCATAGATTTTTATTGAGCGAACCGGCTCGCGCTTGATTTCAATTCCCATCCCTGCTCCGATATTGTTTTGGGCTCAAAATATCATTCGCGAAAAACTCGCGCCCTTGCCGCTGCGCCACGTCCGCCCACCATTTCTCGAATTGTTTGGGCAGGAGAACGCGCTTTTCCCGCGCGCAACCGTAGATACCACAGCGGGCGCGGACGTACCCGTCCGACCCTTTCGCCTGGCGTGCGCAGGCACGCGGGCCGAAGGCCAGGGTGCAGGGGCTGCTGCGCGGGGACGGGTCCGGCGCGCCCAGTTTCCACAAATCCATGAGGGCGTCTTCCGCCCAGGCGTAGCCGGCCATGAGGGGCATTAATTTGTCACGCAGCTCGTAAATGCTGACCATGCGGGGGGATAGGGGCGGGGCGTCATTCGTCATTCTCGTCTCCATCCACACTTCCACCCCGGTCGAACTGCTCGACCAGGAACTGGCCCAGGTTCATTCCGGCCTGGGCTTCATCTTCCATGCGCCGCTGCTCCACCAGCCA